TAAGTTTGGAATGGTTTGGGAATTAAAAGATGTTCCAAACAGGTCAGAGTGTAAGATTCATACCGCCAACATGTGGGATCAAATAAACGGATGCATTGCGCCAGGAACATACCTTGGTGAATTAAATTCTGATGGCTACTATGATACTTTAGCAAGCAAAGACGCGCTTGATAGATTTCATTTAGCTTTGTCTGATATGCAAGAAAAGGGAACAACAATAACAATATTTAATTCATATCTTTAAGCATGAAAAAAATACTAGAATTTTTTGGAGCAAATGTAATTGGAGACATTGGTAAGGTAATTGACAACCTGTTTACTTCTGACGAAGAACGTCTTGAAGCAAGGAATAAAATAATGCAGGTTTTAAAAGAAAAAGAATTAGAACTTCAAAAACTTCAAACTGATATTATAATAGCCGAAGCAAAAGGTAATTGGTTACAAAGAAGTTGGAGACCAATTCTTATGTTGTCTTTTGGATTTATTGTTATATACAATAAATTTGCCGCTCCTTTATTTGGATGGCCAATACCAATATTAGAAGGAGAGTTTTGGACTTTGCTTCAAATAGGTATAGGAGGATATGTTGTGGGTAGAAGTGCTGAAAAAATAGCAGACAAAATAACAATTACAAAAAATAAATAGATGGCAAGAATCAGTTCTTACATAAACGCAACTCCTGTAGTTGATGATGATAAATGGATTGGTACTGATTCTCAAAATAGAGATCAAACTAAAAATTTTACTGCTGAATCTGTAGCCAGATATATTCGAATAAATGGAAAGGTTGCGGTATCGGGTCAATTAATTTATAAATACGTTATAGTTCCCCTTACTGATATGGGTACTTTTTCTTTGCCATCTGGAGCTTTAGAATTTCAGCCATTTAATACTATAACTGATATAGTTATATCAGAACAGGATAATACTCCTCAAAATGTAGTAGCTTTTTTAGATTATCTAATTGATTCAGATATACTTATTGGAGAGCAAAATGACATAGTTAATTTTGGACATTATAAAATTACTGGTTATACTATCAATCCAATTAACAATAGTTTTTACAATCTTAATGTTACATATTTAGGAGGTAATGGATTATTAGAAGAAAGTAAATATTATGATATTGTCAACTTTACATTGGCTGGAGACGTTTCAGATAAAAGTTATATCTTTACACAGTCAAACCCTAATACTGTATGGACTATAAATCATAATCTAAATAAATTTCCATCAGTGTCTGTTGTGGATACATCAAATACTATGGTAGAAGGGCTAACTGAGTATGTGGATACAAATACATTAACAGTAACCTTTACGGCTGGTTTTGCTGGAAAAGCTTATTTAAATTAACAATAAAAAACAAATAAAATGGCGATTAAATTCTTAAATGGTGTAGATTTAAATCAAAACCAGCTAATAGCGGCAAGAGTAGAAAATTTAGGAACGGCTCCTTCAACACCAGTTGAGGGACAAATTTATTATGACAGCACTGCTGGAGATAAAAAAATATATTTTTGGAATGGCACTAGTTGGGTTTCAACTGCTAGTTCTGGAGGTACAGTAACTTCTGTTGCACAATCACACGGTGGTAATGCATTTAGTGTAAATGGTTCTCCGATTACAGGAGCAGGAACTTTAGCTATTACAGTAGTAGGTAACTCTAATCAATATATAAATGGTCAGGGTAACTTAACGACATTCCCTAGCATTCCTCAAGGAGACATTACTGCTATTGTTGCTGGATCTGGTATGACAGGTACATCTTTAAGTGGGCCTATTCCTACATTAAATGTTATTGGTGGTACAGGTATTACGGCAAATGCTGATAATATTCAAATAGATTATACTGGAACAAATAATGCTATTCTATCTGCCGCTTCTAGATCTATAGCTCTTACAGATAGTATTTGGTTTAATGATTCTACTGACAATGTTATAGGTTTTGATACTGTAGCTGATTTATTAGCCTTAGCTCCTCAAGGTGATATCACTGGTATTTCTGGAGGCACTTACATTACTGTAACAAATGGCAGTGGCCCTGTTCCTACTGTTAGTCATAATAGTACTAGTAGAACTGATAGTACATCTACTGATACTCCTGGATTTTCTGGGAATTTTGAAGCTGTTACAAGTGTGACAACAAATTCAACTGGTCATGTTACTGCTATTGATGTTTCAACAGTAACCTTACCCGCTGCTAGTTTTACAGGTTTAACTCTTGCAGGATCTTCAGGGACAAATAGTGCTATAGCAAATGGAGATACAATTAACATTTTAGCTGGATCTAACATTTCTACGACAGGTAACGGATCTGATGGAGTTACAATTGCATATACTGGCGGAACTGGTTCAATGTCTAGTTGGATTTTATCTGGAGATTCTGGCCCTAGTCAAACTATTAGTAATGGAAACACAGTTGACATAGCTGGTGGTACTTATGCTACAACGGTAGCTAGTGCTACAGACAGAGTAACTGTAAATGTAGATGGAACAACAGCTGCTACAGCTTCTAAACTTGTAGCAAGAGACGCTTCTGGTTATGGTTATGTTATAACTCCAAATTCTGGAGACAGTTCTACGAAAATAGCTACAACTGCTTTTGTTCAGTCCTCGTTAACAGGTCTTTTAGAGTTTAAGGGCGGATTTAATGCCGCAACTGGAGCTATTGTCGGAGGCGGAAATTTAACGTCTGGCGGAACTAGAGTTGCAGTAGCAGTAGGAGATTACTATGTGGTAACAGTTGCTGGTAATTTCTTTGGAAACACAGCAACACCATTAACACCAGGAGATTCAGTTATAGTTCAAACAGATGCTGCGGCAGGAACTTCTGTAGAAGGTGATTTTATAGTTGTACAGTCTGATACTGATCTTGCAACTGGAACAACTGTAGGTCTTGGTAATGTAGCAGCTGGAACTGGTATAGGAGTTTCTTATTCTGCTGGAACTGCAACAGTCTCTAACACCTCTCCAAATATAGTACAAAACTTATGGAGTAAAATTGATGCTGATTCAGGCACAACAACAGCTAACAGTCCAACAGATACATTAGATATTGTTGGTGGTACAAATATAACTACCTCTATTAGTGGAGATGTTCTTACTATTACTGGCCCTGCTACTTATAATTTACCTCTAATGACAGCTACTGTTCGTGGTGGAGCTGAATTATTTTCTAATACTGTTCAAGCAGTTGCAGGTAACTCAGTATCGGCAACTTCTGGTAGAACTTATGGAGTTCAGTTAAATTCATCAGATCAACTAGTAGTTAATGTGCCATGGGTAGATACAAATACTCAACTTGTAACTAGTGTAGATGAGACAACTCCAGGTACTTCTACAGGAACTCCAATTGTTGTTGATCCAACTACTGGAAATGTTCTTATTAAGTCAATGGCTTATGCAGGTACTACTAATGTAGGTCATGTTCCATCTGGAGGTGGGTCTACCACATTCCTTAGAGGTGATGGTACTTGGGTAGTTCCTACCAACACTCAGGGTGTAACAAGTATTATTGCTTCAACAGCAAATAGCAGGATAGGTCTTACGCCAACGACTAGTTCTACTGGTAGTGTCACAATAGGACTTAATCTAACAGGCTTGTCTTCTGTGACAACACCAGCAACATCAGACACTTTACCAATATTTAATTCTTCTACTAATAAAAAGATTACGGTAGCTAATTTATCTAATGCTGTTAATGATGCTACCAGTTATGCTGAAACAATATCAGATACAGATTTAACAATTGATCACAATTTAGGCTCAGAAGATGTGATAGTTCAGTTGTATGATGTTGATACATCAGAAACTGTTTTTGCTGATGTAAGAAGAATTAGTTCTAACCGAATTGGTGTTATATTCGCATCTACTCCAGATAACAGTGTTAGAGTTTTAGTTATGAAAGTTACAGCGTAGTACATAATTTAAACAATTAAATTAAATGGCTATTAAATTTTTAAGTGACCAAGTATTCCCTACTGACATATTTCTTGTGGATGTGTCATTAGGGCGTGTTGGTGTTAATACACTTTTACCTAGAACAGCTTTAGAGGTTGTTGGAACAATAAGAGTGTGGAGTGGAGCAAACAGTCATACCTATGTTGAAACAAGTAGTGGTTCAAATTTAGGATCTATTCAAGCAAAAAAAAATTCTGACAATGCAACAAGGTCTTTAGCATTAAACCCTCTAGGGGGTAATGTAGGAATAGGGTTAGGAGCAGGAGTTATACCTCCTTCAAAGTTGTTTGTTGCTGGTGAAACAAGACTTGGTAATGATATTAACAATTATGTTTCTATAAGTTCAACAAGCTCTTCAACAATAATTAATACCATAGGTAATGGTTTTGTACCTCCTGATGTAGCTATTAGAACAGGAGGTTCTGATAAATTAATAATAAAAAATGGTGGCAACGTAGGCATCGGAACGACTAATCCAAGTGCTAAACTGCATATATTAGATAATGCTGAACAACCTCAAGTGCTTATTGGAAGTGATGCTTCAAACTATTTAAAGGTTGAAGTTGCTGGAGATGGAGATAGCACAATTTCCGCTGTAGGTAGCGGTTTTATGGCTCCTGACATTAAGTTCAATACAAATACTTCAAATATATTAACAATAAATGGAGCATTTGGTAATGTAGGAATCGGAACGACTACTCCAGGTATTAAACTGGATGTAATAGGCAACGGAATTAGGACAGGGACAAATGCTTTTAATAGTGTTTCAATTTCAGCTGATTCACTAGGAACAGTATACTCCACTAGCGCTACTGGTACTGGATCTACACCAGATATAACTTTTAAAGCAAATAATACCTCAAGATTATTTATTAAAGGTTTAGATGGTGATGTAGGCATCGGAACGACTAATCCAAGGGCTAAATTAGATGTAGACGGAGGTGTTAAAGTTGCTAATGATACAGATACTCCCAGCGCAAACAAAGTAGGCACACTAAGATATAGGTTTTTACCTAGTTCGCCTAAAAGCCAGAGTAAGGTGGATATGTGCATGCAAACAGGTACTGGCACTTATGCTTGGGTCAATATAGTTACTAATACTTGGACAAACTAATATAAGGTATATGAAGGAATATATAATGGACAATGTCTCTTTAAGGGGAATGTTAGTCGATTTCGAGAAATATAAAGTAATCACTCGAACAAGTGAAATTACTTCTATGGTGTTAGGGGGAGAGCAAGATGAACGCGCTCCTTATAATTTACTTTCTAGCGAAATAATATCGGATTTTTCTAGTATAGATAATACTGAAAAAATGAGTATTAGCATAGGGGGATTTGTTCCATACAATCCTGATGCAATTCCAGTTTTTGGTACGAATACTGTTGATAGTATAAAAATATATACTGGAGAAGTACCTACTCTCAATACCGTTATATATTATCCAGGGCAAGAAAGATTTACCATCTCCAAAAACGGTAGTGTAGGTATTAATAACCCTGATGTAGGAAGGGATAGGGCTACTCTTGACGTAAGATCAGCTACGTCAATCTCAACAAGCCCTATATTTACCCGCCCTCCAGATACGCCAAATATTTCTATTACCCACCCATATTATTATAATGAGGGAGGGGGTAAAGGAGAACAAACTCCTAGTGTAGTCGGGGTGTTAGAATTTAGATCTATCCAAGACCCACCTAGACGCGGAAAAACACCTATACCTACTGTACTGTCATCAATAAGAGCGGAAACTGATGGTTTTACAAATATATATGATGACCCAAGTTTAAACCTGGCCCTTTATACAGGCTCTGGAGATCCATTTAGCAGGGTTACAGAATTGAAAGGTTTAGAAATAAATGGGTATGAAAATAAAACCAAAATATTCCCGCAATTAAATTTAGCTAGAGTTCCTGTATATAGAGATCAAGCGGAGGCTGTAGACGAGGGGCAATTAGTAAATGGTGATGTTTACCAAGATAGAGAGCAAAACTTAAAAATAGTTTTTATTCCTGATGAAGAAGAAACCGCAGAGAAACGGAAGTAAATAAAAACTTGAATAGATCCTAAACAGGTATAAATTATATTGCATTGTCTATAACTTCTATTACATGTCTTAAATCACTTCGCTCAAACTCGCCTAGAGTTACGTTATTTACAATTAATAAATAGTAATCTTTTCTTACTTCAATGCATTTTGTGTTTTCCATTTTTTAAAATATATGTGTTAATCTTGCTACTTGACCATGCTCTTTTGAGTGTAAAAATCCTTCTACAGCTTTTATTCCTCCAACACCATATCCCTTTTTGTGATGCCAAGAGTCAGTGCCGCTTGGAGATCTTAACGATTCTACGGTAATACCATGATAGTCTTTACTTGATTTATGGTGTATGTGATGCGTGTATACATAACGATGTTTAGTTTCTGCCCACCACTGAGGGAACTCATTAGCCATTATAAGGGGTAAATCAGATTGTTTTGCACCATCTCCATGTGTTGTTCCAATTAAATTTTTTCCGTACTTAAAACCTTTTCTATGGGCTATTGAGCAATCGAAGGTAATATTCTTACTTTTTCTAAACCAAGACTGTATAGAGTCTGACAACATAAACCCTGATATGTAGTCGTGGTTACTTGGGTTGTACACGAAATGTATGTTAGCTATTGAGAGCAGTGACTCAATAACATCTACATAAAGTTTTTTAGCTGTAAGAAAGTTTTCATACCACATCCCATCAGTATCCTGGGGTGTTCCTGCTGTTGTTTTTCGGTGTGGTTCATCTATATGAAGTATGTCATTACCTCCTACAAACATTATCTTATCTATGTTAAATCCGTTTGCTTTTTGAATTATACCCTGTATACCATCTTTTACTCTTTTTACAGCTATCTGAGAGTTGTACTTTTCGCCAGTCTCAAATGATGATGATAGCTTCCCAATGTGTATATCGGCAGGGTCTATAACTAATAAGTGTGGATCTTTTTGTTTTGTTCTTTTAATCTTAGGATAAGAAGGAGAATGCTTATCCATTTTTTTTATGATGTCTTCCCTAACTTTGTCAAGAGAAACTCCATTTTTTTTAACATGCAGAGAAAAACTTTTTCCTTTATACCAGTAGTGATTAACATCGCTTATTGGTATTCCATTATTTTCACACTCTACTTTTAAAGCTCTATGATTATTTATTATTTCATTTTCTTCTTCACTAAGCCTTGGCCTGTATTCCGACCTGTTGTTTTCCATGAGGTAAATATACACAATAAAAATTGTTTTTTTTTAGCACAACACTAGTGTCTAAAATTTTAAAATGTTTTGCGTATATTTGTTCATTATTAATTAAATCAAATAAAATGTCAAAAAAGTTAAGCGAAGCACAATTAGAAACTCTACAAGGATTACAAGAAGAATTTAATAAAGCAAAAACAGAAATTGCTGATTGCGAAATTAAAAAAGCATCTTTAATAGTTCTTCTTTCGGATATTCAAAAAAGATTTGCAGAAGAAGAAAAAACTCTAATGAAAGAGTTTGGGGAAAATGTAATAATTAATCTTCAAACTGGAGAAATTAAAGAACCTGTAAAAGAAGAAGAAGTTGTTGAGACAAAAAATATAGAAATAAAAAAATAATTTATCATGGCAAAAATTAGCAACAAATCAGCATATCCACTTATAAGTACTTCTGATCTGACTAACAAGGATTATCTGATTATAACTGATGCGGAAAATAGTTTGCTAACTAAGTCTTGCGCTATCGCAACACTGTCTGATCATATTATAAACGCTGGTGTTGTTAAATTAATTGCTCCCGACAATAGTGTGTGGAGGCTTTTGGTGAGCAACACTGGTGTTTTAACAACTGAACCTACAACCTAGTAGTATAAAAATGGATATAAGAAAGATTTCCATAGGAGCTGATTATAAGTCCAATGCTATGCATTATATCGTTGGTCAAAATGTCCTTGGAGGATCATATTTTATAAAACATATTATTTTCGATAAAAACTCATTTAAAATATGGATAATAAAAGGAAATGAGGTTTTGCTTTGGAAAGAGTTTAGAGACACATTGCCTATATCTTTAGAATATAATATTAATTTCTGACATGAAAAAAGCAGTACAGAAAGACTGGAAAGACATTCTTTGGGAAAGTATGTCAAAAGAAGAAAAAGAAAAAGAAAACATATTTCAAAAAAGTTGTACTCCAAACAACATATTTGAAGGAAGAACTAAAGAGTGGCCAGCAAAAAAAAGCTAAAAATAATTTAGCATAAATTAAATTAAATTAATGAAATCTCCTTATAGTTTTATTGTCACTCCTCAAGGCAGTAGACGATATGATAATATAAAAAAATACGGAAACAAAAATTTTATTACAAGCTCTTCAGAAGAAGATCACAGTTCTTCTAATCGTTTTGCTGTAGTCGTTTCTACCCCTATTAATTATACTGGCCCGATAAAAAAAGGAGATACTCTTTTGGTTCACCATAATGTTTTTAAATTTTATAACGACATGTATGGCAACAGAAAAAGCGGTAAAAGTTTTTTTAAAGATGATTTGTTTCTTGTAGATCCAGATCAATTTTATATGTACAAAAACAAAAACGGGTGGATGGGTTATAATAAATATTGTTTTATTAAACCTTTAAAATCTAAGGATACTTATCTTAAAAAAAATTCTAAATACGAACCATTAACTGGAACAGTAAAATACATAAATCAAGATTTATTAAATAAGGGTGTAAAGGTTGGAGATGTTGTTTTATATCAACCTGATTCTGAATATGAGTTTCTTGTTGATGACGAATTACTTTACAGAATGTTCACTGACAATATTACCGTTGTTTTATGATTTATATCGAAGATAATTTTTTAAGTTTAGATGATTTTAAAAATATCAATAAAAGTATAAATAGCTGTAAATTTAATCCAGTAGATGTAGGTGATTCTTTTTTTCATGTTCAAGAATCAAATGAAAAAATTAATAATTATGTAATAAATAAATTAGAAAAATTTGAAGGAAAAAGACCGACAAACATTTTATCTTTTTTTAGAATAGCAACAGATAAGCTTGATACTTCTTGGAGAATACATTCTGATTTAATTGTTAATGGACAAAAACCAGATAGAGCATTAGTTCTTTATCTTTCTCCTAAAAAAAGAACTGACACTCATGGAACTGCTTTTTGGGATCATATTTATTATGGAAAAAAACTTTTTAATAATTGCACTAATGAAGAATATGATAATTTAATAAAAGTAGACTCAAATAATTTAGACAAATGGAGTTTAAGAACAGTTGTTGATTATGAACCAAACAGATTAGTTTCTTATCCAGCAAATTATTTTCACAGTAAATATCCTAATGAAGGTTGGAAAGAAGGAAGAAAAGTTTTTGTAATGTTTTATAAATTTAATTAAAATGGATGTAAATAAAATTAAACTTCAAATTATAAAAGCAGGAGAAAAAGCCGTTCAACAGTTAATTAAAGTTGCTGAAGAACATATTATAAAATACGGAGAGGATGATGAGTTGGCTGCTGACAAATTAAAAAATGCAGCAGCAACTAAAAAATTAGCTATATTTGATGCTTTTGAAATACTAAAAAGAATTCAAGAAGAAAAAGATGAGATAGAGGGGATTGATAAAAAAACAAATAACGCACCAAAAGGATTTGCTGAATCAAGATCAAAATAATTTATACATTAAAATTTTAAACCTAATTCCTAACAATGTTTTAGCTACTAAAAATAAAGCTAAATCTTGGAGTTATGGTTATAATGAAAAATACGATGTTGTTGTTATTTCTAAATCTGGTAAAATAGGAGATATTATTTCTATTCAAGGATTAAGAATCGCGTTGCCTAAATTAGAAAAAGAAATTTATGTAAGAAGTAAAGTTTCTTCTAAGCAATATTGGGAGGCTCAAGAAATACCAAAACCTTTAAGTAAAATAAAATCTATTTTTCAGTGGCATAATACTTCTTCTAACTTTAAAAATCAATGGATTGATTATATAGAGCAACAGTTTAATTATAGAGAAAAAGGTTGTTGGTTTAAAAACAATGGAGTTCCAACTTACATAACTGGTTCTCATTGGATGTATCTTCAGCATACAAAAATAGATGTGGGACTCCCTGATTTTAGGGAAGCAAACAGGATATTTTATATTCACTGGGAAGCTTGCAAAGCAGATAAAAGATCTTTTGGAAATGATTATTTAAAAATTAGACGATCTGGTTTTTCTTACATGGGAAGTGAAGAGTGCGCTAATATTGGCACAATAACTAAAGATGCCAGAATAGGGATCCTTTCTAAAACAGGAGCTGATGCTAAAAAAATGTTTACTGACAAGGTAGTTCCTATATCTAACAATTATCCTTTTTTCTTTAAACCCATACAGGATGGTATGGATAAGCCAAAAACAGAGTTAGCCTACAGAGTTCCTGCTTCTAAAATTACTAAAAAAAATATGTATGAGGAAGATGTTGCTGAGGTTGAGGGTTTAGATACAACTATTGATTGGAAAAATACAGGAGATAACAGTTATGATGGTGAAAAATTAAAATTGTTAATTCATGATGAAAGTGGGAAATGGGAAAAGCCTAATAGTATTATAAAAAACTGGGGTATTACTAAAACGTGTTTACGTTTAGGTAGCAAAATTATCGGCAAATGCATGATGGGATCAACATCAAATGCTTTAGATAAAGGAGGTGCTAACTTTAAAAAACTTTATTACGATTCTGACGTTACTAAACGTAACTCAAATGGTCAAACTAAAAGTGGGTTATATTCACTTTTTATCCCGATGGAATGGAACATGGAGGGGTTTATAGATAGGTATGGAATGCCTGTTTTTAATACTCCTGAAAAACCTGTAATGGGAATAGACGGTGAAATGATAAGCCAAGGAGCTGTTGATTATTGGCAAAATGAAGTAGATTCTTTGTCTAGTGATCCAGATGCATTAAATGAATTTTACAGACAATTTCCTAGAACAGAGTCTCATGCATTTAGAGACGAAAGCAAACAATCTTTATTTAATCTTACTAAAATATACCAGCAAATTGACTACAATGACTCTTTAATGATAAAGCAGCATATGACTCAAGGTTCTTTTTCTTGGCACAACGGAGTTAAAGATACAAAGGTTATTTGGACACCTGATAAAAGAGGAAGATTTTTTGTAACTTGGATACCTGAAGAATCATTAAGAAATCATGTTATTATAAAAAACGGAAAAAAATATCCTGGAAACGAACACATTGGATCTTTTGGTTGTGATTCATATGATATTTCAGGAGTTGTTGTTGGTAAGGGATCTAACGGTTCTTTGCATGGCATGACTAAGTTTAATATGGATACAGCTCCAAGCAATGAGTTTTTTTTAGAGTATATTGCTAGACCACAAACAGCAGAAATATTTTTTGAAGAAGTTTTAATGGCATGCATATTTTATGGAATGCCTATTTTGTGTGAAAATAATAAGCCAAGATTATTGTATCATTTTAAAAATAGAGGTTATAGATCTTTTAGTATAAATAGGCCAGATAAAACATTTAACAAGCTTTCTAAAACAGAAAGAGAGTTAGGTGGAATACCTAATTCAAGTGAAGACGTAAAACAATCTCATGCTTCTGCTATAGAATCTTATATAGAAAAACATATTGGTTTAGATTTAGTTGGAAATTATAGAGATCCTGACGATATGGGAACAATGTATTTTCAAAAAACATTAGAAGATTGGGCGAAGTTTGACATAAATAATAGAACAAAATTCGATGCCTCTATTAGTTCAGGTTTAGCTATAATGGCTAATCAAAAACACCTGTACACACCAGCTAAAGAAAAATCGAAAATAAGCATTAACTTTGCTAGATATAATAATAAAAATTCTATTAGTCAATTACTTAAATAAATGAAAGACGTAAAAATACAAGTTAACTCAGCTGCGTTTCCAGATCAATTTGCTTCTGATTCGGTAAAAGACACTATGGAGTATGGGTTGCAAATAGGACAAGCAATACAGTATGAGTGGTTTAGAAGAGACGGAGGATCTTGTAGGTTTTATTCTCAATGGGCAGAGTTTAATAAATTAAGACTTTATGCTCGTGGAGAGCAATCTATCGCAAAATATAAAAATGAAATTTCTGTTGATGGAGATTTATCTTATCTAAATTTAGATTGGACACCTGTTCCTATTATTCCTAAATTTGTGGATATTGTTGTGAACGGCATGAATGATAGGCTTTTTAAAGTAAAAGCTACTGCTCAAGACGCTATGTCTGCTGAAAAAAGAAATCAATTTCAGGAAATGATTGAAAGCGACATGATCGCAAAACCTTTGTTGCAACAAATAAACACTGATTTTGGGGTTGATGCTTTTCAAACAAAAGAAGAAGATTTGCCTGAAACTGATCAAGAGCTAGAGCTTTACATGCAAATGAATTACAAGCCAGCTATTGAAATAGCTGAGGAAACTGCTATTGATACTATTTTATCTGCTAATCATTATAGTGAAAGCAGGAAAAGAATTGATCATGATATTACTACGTTAGGAATTGGAATTGGTAAACATATGTTTCTCCCTGGTGAAGGCGTAAGAGTTGAATACTGTGATCCAGCAAACGTTGTTTACAGTTATACTGAGGATCCTTATTTTAAAGACACTTTTTATTGGGGTGAAATAAAAACAGTTCCGATTACAGAGCTTATAAAAATTGATCCTACATTAACGAATGATGATTTAAGTGAGATTTCTAAATATAGCCAATCATGGTATGATTATTATGATGGTGCAGCAGCATACAATAATAGTATGTTTTCTAGAGACACTGCTACTTTACTTTATTTTAATTATAAAACGACTCATTCTTTTGTTTACAAGAAAAAGAAAATGTCTGACGGAACATTTAAGGTAGTTCAGAAAGACGATCAGTTTAATCCACCACAGGAAATGATGGATGAGGGAGAGTTTGAAAAAATCACCAAAAGAATTGATGTTTGGTATGACGGTGTAATGGTTATGGGTACTAATATTATGCTTCAATGGAAGCTAGGAGAAAACATGGTAAGACCAAAATCTGCTAGTCAATATGCATACTCTAACTATGTAGCTTGTGCGCCTAAGATGTACAAGGGATCTCTTGAGTCTTTAGTTCAAAGAATGATTCCATTTGCAGATTTAATTCAAATGACTCATTTAAAAATACAACAAGTTGTTTCTCGTGTCGTACCTGATGGTGTTTTTATAGATGCAGATGGATTAAACGAGGTTGATCTTGGAACAGGTAATGCATATAATCCAGAAGATGCTTTAAGGTTGTATTTTCAAACAGGTAGTGTTATTGGTAGGAGTTATACTGGAGACGGAGAATATAATAACGCAAGAGTTCCTATTCAACAGTTGACTTCAAATAGCGGTGCTAGTAAAATGCAAATGCTTATTACCAACTACAATCATTATTTAGATATGATAAGGGCTGTGACTGGCTTAAACGAGGCTAGAGACGGATCTAGTCCTGATCCTAATTCTTTAGTAGGTGTTCAAAAATTAGCAGCTTTAAACTCTAATGTAGCTACTAGGCACATATTAAATGCTAGTTTATTTATAACAAAAACTTTGGCTGAATGTTTATCAATTAGAACAGCAGATGTTTTAGAGTATTCAGATTTTAAAGATGAATTTGCTATGCAGATTGGTAAATATAATTTAGGAATACTTGAAGATATTAAAAATTTATATTTACATGACTTTGGTATTTTTATAGAGATGGCTCCAGATGAAGAGGAAAAATCTATGTTAGAGCAAAACATTCAAATGGCTTTATCTAAACAAGATATAAATCTTGAAGATGCTATTGACATTAGAGAGTTGGCTAATATAAAAATGGCCAATCAATTGCTTAAAGTTAAGCGTAAAGTTAAACAAGAAGCAGAACTGCAACAACAACAGCAACAACAGCAAATGCAAGCGCAAATGCAGATGCAAGCTCAAAAAGCTGCTTCTCAATTAGCGCAACAAACAGCTCAAGCTGAATGCAATTATTGACGGCACAACAAAGGGAAGTCTGCCGCGGATTGAAGTCAACAACCCGACTTACAAGACAGTCACAGCAGTCATTTATTCTCCTGTCAATACCCCGGTTGTGGGGGGCAGCAGAATCAGTGTAACAATCCCTGCAGGTGAAAGCATTACTCTGGAACACAAAAACAATAAGCTTTTAAAAC